CAACCAAGGTGCAGCGTCAGCCACAGGCAACCAAGGTGCAGCGTCAGCCACAGGCAACCAAGGTGCAGCGTCAGCCACAGGCTACCAAGGTGCAGCGTCAGCCACAGGCTACCAAGGTGCAGCGTCAGCCACAGGCAACCAAGGTGCAGCGTCAGCCACAGGCTACCAAGGTGCAGCGTCAGCCACAGGCAACCAAGGTGCAGCGTCAGCCACAGGCAACCAAGGTGCAGCGTCAGCCACCGGCGACCAAGGTGCAGCGTCAGCCACCGGCGACTATAGTGCAGCGTCAGCCACAGGCTACCGAGGTGCAGCGTCAGCCACAGGCAAGGATAGCATTGCTCTTGCTGCCGGATACGAGTGTAAGGCTAAGGGAGCTATAGGTTGCTGGATAGTCCTCACAGAACGTGGAGAATGGAACGGTGATACCTACCCGATTAAAGAGGTTAAGGCATTTGAAGTTGACGGGGAAAAGGTTAAGGCTGACACATGGTATATGCTAGTCAATGGACAGCTTAAGGAGGTTTAGCGGGAGTAATTAATTAAAAACAGATCAGGTATGAATACACAATTTGAGCGGTCAGCATGCGCTACCGATGAATGGTATACACCGAAGGAGATTATAGATGCGTTGGGTGAATTTGATTTAGATCCGTGTGCCCCGGTCAACCCACTATGGCAAACAGCTAAGGTGATCTATAATAAAAACGTCGATGGGTTAAAACAGGAATGGAAAGGCCGTGTATGGCTAAACCCGCCTTATTCCCGACCTCTTATTGAAAAATTCATCAGCAGAATGGCAGAGCATGGAAACGGTATCGCTTTACTTTTCAATCGTTGCGACTCAAGGATGTTTCAAGACATAATTTTCGAAAAAGCAACGGCGATGAAGTTTTTGCGCAATAGGATTCGTTTCTTTCGCCCGGACGGGACTCGTGGAGATTCACCCGGTTGTGGTAGTATCCTTATTGCTTTTGGCGAAAACAACGCGGAAATATTAAGAAACTGTGATATAGCAGGTAAGTATGTTAGAATCAATTAGAATGACAAAAACATGAATAAGGAAGAATTTCTGAGCAAAAGAGACGCCATTGATTTAATGCTAAAAGATTTGAATGGCGAAAAGGAGAAATTGGAAAAGGAATACATTGAATCCAACCAAGGGCTCCCTATTGGAAGCAAGGTCTGTATAACAGTCCCGACCCATGAAAGGTTTTCTCTTTTGAGCAATGAAAGGATATTGGTCCCCGAAGTGAAGAAGTTAGCCTATATTGCAGATTATGAGATTGATGCTAACGGAGAGGTTGTCCCCTCTTTAAGACAGTTGGATTGCAATGGGGGCATGTCAGAAATGCCTTTATATGTTAATTTTAAAAAGGTTATAATTGAATTAGCGTAAATTATGAAACAGAAGTTAGAAGAAGCAGCAAGAGAATATGCAGAATCAGTAATTGATTCATTCGGAACAAACGGAGTTCCTAATGGCGTTTCCGATATTAAGGACATGATTGCTCTTAGTTTTGAAAATGGCACATCATGGCTTTCAAATCAGATTAAATCTATCATCCTGGATGATACGTTGACAGATGGGGAAGTTATAGATAACATTAGTGAGCTGTTATTAGGCATTACCCATTGGATGCCGATCCCCTCTTTCGATGAGATACTCGAAGCCAACAGGGATGTATTGGAGCGGATTAAAGAGAAAGGAGATTGAGATATGAAATATATGGGTAGTAAATCAAGAATAGCAAAATACATCTTGCCTATAATATTAAAAGACAGGAAAGAAGGTCAATATTACGTAGAACCGTTTTGTGGCGGTTGCAATACCATTGATAAGGTAGAAGGTTTGCGAATAGGGAACGATAAGAATAAATTTCTGATTAGTATGTGGAAATATTTATGTAATGGTAGAAAATTCCCAATTAAAATATCAAAAGAAACTTATTCCTATTATCGAAATATATATAGAGGAAACGAAAGTATTTCAGATCATGATATGGCAATGATTGGTTGGATTGGTTTTATGGGAAGTTTCAATGGACGCTTTTTTGATGGTGGATATTCCGGGCATAATGTAAAACAAAGAGATTATATAAGTGAGCAAATACGTAATACTTTGAGCCAAATTGATAATCTAAAAGATATTCAATGGCATAGTGAAGATTATGCAAACTTAATTATACCCAATAACTCTATTGTTTACTGTGATATTCCATATCAAGGAACAAAACAATATGAAATATCTAAAAATTTCGATTATGTTAGATTTTGGGAATGGTGTAGGCAGAAAGTAAATGAAGGACATAAAGTTTTTGTTTCTGAATATTACGCACCAAATGACTTTGTATGTATTTGGGAGCATGAATTGAAAACATCCATTAATCAGACAATTACCAAAAAAGCCGTAGAACGATTGTTTGTACATGAATCACAAATTTAATATATAAAAGGAGATTGATTATGAAAGATAAATCGAAATTAAAACATATAAGTATCCAATCTAAGGTGTCTCCTGAAGCGGCTGCATGTTTGGATGATATTGTCAAAAAGTATAAATTTAAAAGTAGATATGAGGTGATGCAATATCTACTCACTGCGTTTTTGTCATACGTCAATCCTGATTACGGTGTGTCGGAAGATATAGATATATCATACGTGAACGAATTGTCAAAAGTATTTGAAGATTTCGAAAACAAAAAGAACAGAGTTATATCAACGAAGCCAAGAGGCAGGAAGTCATTAAGGATGGTAGGCTCGATATACATATTTAGCGAAATCGGTAAAAAAGGATATGTGGCAAGGAATATTAAGATAAACGGGGATGATATACATACCAACTCAAGGAATAGTGCATCATTGGAAACAGTGATAAGGCTCCTTTTCCCATCTATAGCATCCCGATTAGACGGTATTGGCCGTACTATAGGAGAGTGTAGATATGAGGATATCATATCAGACTTGATAGAGCAATGCGGGATAACAGGTGAAGATAAATTACATAATGAGATTAACAATGAGCTGAATCACATATCGCCAAGGATTGAATATGGTGTGGTCCCTAAAAAAACAAGAAGTAAAAGTGTTGATGATGAGCAAGGATTATAATTATATTAAGATGATCCAGTCAAGAGATTGGCTCATCTTGAGAAAGAAGAAGATTGGGAATAACCCATTTTGCGAAGAGTGTTTTTCAAAGGGGATTATAACTCCTGTGTCTGAGGTTCATCATGTTGTCCCTGTCGAGAGCGGAAGCAATGTGGAGGACATGAGACGATTGATGTTTGATTATAATAATTTGGAATCGCTGTGTCATGAGTGTCATACAAACATTCATGCCATGATGCATTCGCATTCGAAAGAATATATTAAAGAACGCTCAAGGAAGAATGCAGAACGATTTGCAAAAAAATATTTTGAATGACCGAGGGGGGGGAGTTTTTTTAAAAGCCCCTACTTTTCTCAAATCCTCTACTCCTACCCGGAGAGATTTTTAGGATTCTGCGTTTTTTCTGTGGGGGTAAAATAGGGATTGCAAAAATACAGGTCGGAATCAGCAAAAGTAGGTAGTCTTAAAATATTTAACTATATGGCTAAAAAAAAAGCGAATAACGAAATCGATAGTTTAAAAAGGTATATAAGGGGCATTCTCCAGGAGCGGGATAAATACTCAAAAGAAATGAGCTATCAGATAGAACTACTTGCTTCTGATCTTTTGGTTTTTCGTAGGATTCGCGATGAGGCTCTTAAGGAAGAAACTACTTTAACTGTTATTGAAAAGAGTAGGGAAAATTGTGACAGGGTGAAGGAAAACCCGGTGTTCATTTTGATGGCGAGATATGCCGATAGAGTTAGGAAGGACCTAAGATCGTTGATGATGAATCAAGAGATTCAACCGGGCGGTGAAGCCGGCAAGATAAAGGAAGATGATCCGTTGTCAGAACTAATGGAGCATCTTAATAAGGAAGATGATTAATGATGAATGAGAACGTAACTGCGAAGGATTTTAAACAAGGGTTCGTTGATAAGCTGCTCAGTATAGACATTGAGAGCTATCAACTCGATTCTATAGATCTGAGGTTGCAGACTTATGTTTCCCAAGTGTGTAATTCCCCTGAAAATCATAATTTATATGAGATATTAGCCCTGTTGAAGTTCTTTCGATTGATGGATAATTACGTTTTCCGTCCTTCTAAAGTAAAGCGGTTCGTGAAATTGTATGAGTCGCTGAAATTCTCCGGGATGGATGGGCGAAGATGTTATAAGTTGACTCCGATACAGTACTTTCAATTTGCTTCGATATTAGGCTTTTACCATTGGGAAGATGTGGGGGACGCAACAGGGAAGCCGGATGATTTGGAAGGTAAATATCAGCGCGTGCTTGACCAGAGAAAATACGAACTGCGGCGGTTGGTTCGCGAAGCGATACTATTTGTACCGAGAAAGTTCTCAAAGACTACAAGCACAGCATCATTGGCTGTTAATGAGATGTTGTTCGGGGATGTGAATGCGCAGGCTTATACCGCTGCAAACTCTTACAAGCAGGCGAAGATCTGTTTCGGGGAAATATCGAAGATAATCAGGCAGTTGGACCCGAAAAAGAAGTACTTTAAAGCCACACGGGAGACCTTGAATTGGAAGCCGAATAAATTTGAAAGAGAGTCGTTTGTGGAGTGCTTGACGGGTGGTGGTGATACCAAGGACGGGTTGAATGCCTCATTGGTGATATTCGATGAATATGCTCAGGCGAAGTACGTGAAGGACCATTCGGATGGTGCAGAATTACTACAGGTCCTTACATCATCTATGGGTGCAAGACGTGAACCTCTGACGATCATAATTACAACCGCAAGCCGCGTGGAGGATGGTCCGTTTGCGTTGGAGCTGGAGAATGCGAAGAAGGTATTGTTGGGTGAGTATAATGACGATTCTCAATTTGCCAGCATCTTCCAGCCCGATGCGTGGGAGATGGATGAAGAAAGCATGGGGTGTCCCGCTGTGTGGAAGAAGTGTAATCCTCATATCGGTATTACGGTCCAGGAAAGTTATTACACCCAAAGATGGGCTAAGGCCCAACGTGATGCAGAGGCGATGATAGAGTTTAAGACGAAGCTTTTAAATATATTCGTGTCAGGAGGCATAAAAACTTGGATTTCCCAAAATTTAGCACGTTCCCTTTCCGTTAATTTGGATCTTGACTCAATAGATGGCCGGCCGGAAACCATGGTCGCTATGGACCTTTCTGTAAGTGATGACTTTTCCGTTGTTGCTTATAATATATATAGCAGGAAATTGCGTAAATTCTTCGTTTGGCTTGATTGCTATATTCCGGAAGAAACCTTGGAAACCCATCCGAACAAAGAGTTGTACAAATATTGGAGGGATGCCGGCTATCTGAAGATTTGCCCGGGAGCTGTTATAAGCGATTCCATGATAGTGGAAGATGTGTTAAAGCGTAACAGATCGCTATGTATCTGCCAGATAGGATATGACGCATACAAGAGCCAGGAGGTGGTGAATGCATTATCGGCTGCGATATCGTCTACCGGTACAGACCCAAGTAGGATTTTGCGTGCAGTCCCTCAGACGTATGGGGCATTTACCTCGCCCGTAGAAACGTTTGAGATGGCGGCAAAATCCAATCCGCCAAAAGTCGCTTTGGCGAATAATCCTATATTGTCCTATTGTTTTGGAAATTGCTATCTCGATGAAGACAGAATGGGCAATAAAAAGCCTTTGAAAAGAAAGGAAAATCTGAAGATTGATGGGGCTATTGCTACTTTAATGACGTTTTGGCTCTTTAATAACTATGAGCAATAAAGTAACCTATTACAGCTAATTCGTGGGTATATGAGCCGTGGTCATAACATTAAAAGAGGCTCGATAAACCGATGGATAACTTTTTCAGATTTTTCAAACGAGAAGCAAAAACGGCATCCGGGAAGAATACTACGGTATCGACCGGCAGTTTTAAGAGTAATATAATTTATGCCAACACAGATGAATCGGCAATGCGTATTGCAGCCGTATATAGGGCTGTGAATCTTATATCCGGTGCCGTAGCTACCCTTACGCTGCAATATAAGAGGCGTGATAGGGCTAAAAATTATTTTAAAATTTACGACAATGGGTATGGTGCAAGGGTAAATTATCTATTGAGCGTTCGCCCGAACGACAGAATGAATTCATTCACAATGATGAAGTATCTCGTTGCAATGATGCTGCTTAAGGGTAATGCGTATATATACCCTAAGAGGGCTGTTACCGGAGAGGTGGAGTCTCTTTTTTTATGTTCCCCCGGTTCTGTTGTTTATGATGTCTACTCCAATACTTACACGGTAAGTGACTTGGTTAACGGTATAAGCGGGACATTCCCGGCATCGGAAATCCTCCACTTTAAAAATATGTGCATGGATGGAGGTTATATGGGTAGGTCTACGGTATCCTATATCAAGGATACATTAAGTATAGCCACAACTGCCAATAATGAAACCCTGAAGAGGTTTGCCACAGGAGGCCGGCTAAAGGCGATCCTGCAAAACAATACCAGCGTGAAGGGATTCGGTGAATATCAGGATAAAGAGCTTGATAAACAAGGACAGGATCTACAGGAGGACATTAACAAGGGTGAAGACATCTTGGTTGTAAGGGGTGATGGTACCCTGACTCCAATCAGTATGTCATCTTCCGATATGCAATTTTTGGAAATGGTAAAGTTGAATCTCCGTGATATCGCAAGAGCCTTTAATGTGCCTCCAAGCAAACTGATGGATGATACTAACGCCAACTACAAGAGCGTTGAAATGTCGAATGTGGGTTTTTATACAGAGGCATTGCAGCCCATAATCACAGAAATAGAGAGAGAATTTACGGCTAAAATGCTGAGTGTAAATACATATATGGATTATAAATTTTCGTTTAACCTTTCCAGCCTCTATGCCTTGGATGTTGACAGCAGAGGCAAGGCTAACCTGTCACGACTGGGGACGGGCCAAGCAACCGTTAATGATATAAGAAGAGAGAATGACAAGGAGCCTGTAGAGAAGGGTGACGAAGTTTATTTAAGCACAAATCTTGCTGTTTTAGGCAGTGCCAAGTTAAGCAAGGAGGGTGGTAGTACGATACAGACGAGCGATGTGAAAAAAAAGGAGGAAGAAGATGATGAATGACGAGTTAAGAGTAGTGACATTGGAAGAACTCAAATTGCAGATGCATGAGGATTTCGAGGATGAGGATGCTATCATTACAACATATGGTATTGCAGCGGAAGATGTTATCATTGACATGACGCGAAGATCTTATGAAGAGCTTTCGGTATGGGAGGGGCGTGGTTTCCCCGTCAGATTAAAATTAGCGATATTGATGTTGGCGGCACATTTTCACCGGAACAGAGAACCTGTTGCAGCTGTATCTCAAAACCCCGTTCCTTTTTCCGTGTCGGTGCTGGTAAAGCCATTTGTAAAACTTTCAGATAGAGAATAGAATATGTTGACCGCAGGAAGTTTGACAGAAAGAGTAGATATAATGGTGCCTGTCGTTACAAGAGGCGATATGGGAGAACAGGTGGTTGAATTCACAAAGAAGGCTACCGTTTGGGCTGCTGTCCATTTTCAAAGGGGCGCGAATGTATTAACTATGGGCGAATCATGGCTTTCGCGAACTGTGTCCGTAACGATGAGGAATAATAGTATAATCCATGATAGATGCCGTTTAAGATGGGATGATAAGACTTATGCGATAGATAGCCTTAATCGCTCCAGGAGAGATGGCAGTATTACTATTGTTGCTTCGGTTTTGGACGAAAATGAATAAATCGAGTAACCTGAAACAGGGTATCAAAAGTATTATAAAAAGGGCTGATGTGGCGGTCTCCTATAGGGCGGTCTCCTATAGAGGAACTAATAGGATGATTTAAAAAAGGCATTAAGATGGAAAACAAGCAAAAAAGGGAAATAAGATGCATGGTTGGAGGCAGATTCCAACCCCATATTAGAGAAGCCTCCGATGAGGCTCCTAATGAAAGGATAATAGAAGGGTATGCGATAGTTTTTGGGGTAGAGAGCCGGTTATTGGTGGATTACTGGGAGGATTATAGGGAAATTATAGAACCCGGTGCCATTACGGAAGAGGATCTAAAGGGTATGGATATCAAGATGACCTTATGGCACAATCGGGAGAGGCTGTTGGCTCGATCGAACATGGGCGAAGGTTCTTTGAAATTAAGCGTTGATGAGACAGGTGTAAAGTATGAATTTGCAGCTCCTGATACCCCGGATGGTAATACGGCATTGGAATTGGTAAAGCGTGGCGATCTTGCCGGCTCTTCGTTCACTTACTGGGCGGATGAATCAAGCTCTGTGAGGTACACCAAGGATAAGGATGGTATCTTATTGCGTCATGTTAACCGCTTGGATGCGGTTTTTGAAATGACTATAGCAAGTGATCCGGCATATACGCAAACCAGTGTGACCGCTCGTGAGATAGAATCAACCGGGATAAAGTTAAGGGAAAGAACGCCTGTATCCACTATTGGCAGGAAGGTTGAGGAGATAGACCGGATAGAGAGAGAAGTTATTTTAAACACATGTAATATTTTATAATTATGAAATCAGGAAAGAAAACAGTACAGGAACTTTTGTCGGAAAGAAATTCTCTATTGGAGAAGAGAGAGGCCGTCAATATCCGCATGAATGAGTTGATCGATAAGGCTAAGGCTGAAAAACGTGACTTGTCACCCGATGAAAACATTGAGTATCAATCTCTAAAGAATGATTTTAACAAACATTCTCGCGAGATTCAGATGAATTTCGATCTGACAAACATGCAGAAGTCAGAAAAAAGAGAAGAAAAAAGCAAGAACCAACTGCTTAGAGAGTGCCTTCAAGCGGTGAAGAGCGCGGGGAAACCCGGTGATTTCGTTTTAGAGCGTGAATTTACAGGGTTGAATACAGCTTCTATTGAAGCCGGTGGCATGATCCCATTAACTATTAAGGATATCCTTCCCCCCTTGGAGATGGGGCTTATTTTTGACAAAGTGGGTATTCCGGTGCAGACAGGAGTAAGCGGGAATATCCAATGGCCTGTAATGGGATCGGTTGAGGCTGAAATCCAAGGGGAAACATTAGAACTGACCGACCAAACTATTGATTTGAGTAAGATTGCAGCTAAGCGTGTCAGATTAGGGATGTCAATATCGGTATCTAACCAGGCAATCACTGATAGCTATACCGATTTAGTGTCATTGATCCAGGGACAATTGCGGGCCGGATTGCAGAGGGTATTGAATCGTGTAATTTTCTCCCATCAGAATTTTACAAGCGATCTTCACGGTCCCTTTGCAGGTGCGAAGGCTACAGGTGCGTTCGCCGGTGCTGTGCCGACTTACAAGGAGTTAATCGCGATGAAGGGAGCGGTAGCAGCAACAGGAGTGGAAATGGTAGGTTTTTGCTTTGTCATGAGCGAAGCAATGAAAGCTGCATTGGAAGCAACTCCAATTGACGCAGGAAGTGGCAGAATGGTTGTTGAAAATGGCGCGATTGGCGGATATCCGGTATTCTGTACCGAATATATCAATTATGGCTCTAATAAGGAGAAGGCAGACGTAGAGTATGTTGCGGCCGGATGTTTTGGCTACTTGCCGACAAATCAACACGGAGAAGTAAGATTGATTATTGATCCGTATACTCAAGCCAAGAAGGATATAGTCGTTTTCACCTTAAACTCTGATTGGAGTATTACTACTCTGCGTAAGGAGGCATTCGCATTGTATAAGACTGCCGGGGCTTAGTAATAATTAATACCGGCTTGGATAAGCCGGTATTAATCTTTGGTATGGGTTTAAATAAACGACTCTTATACAATGCAAATGGTGCAAGAAAATCCGGTGTTGCCTTACAATTTGATGGGGATGAGGTAATGAGGATGCTTGACCGTATGCTTTTTGGTAATGTAGTGAAAAAGAAGGATGTCCGTAAGATTATAAGGCAGGAAATTGCCCCGGCCCGAAAGGACGTGATTGCCGCAGCGAAAGGAGCCATGAAGTCCGATCCAAGAAACGCCAAGATAGGCGTAAAAACTATGGTTTACAAAAACGCCACAGGTGCTAATGTCAGCCTGTTTAACCGCAAGGGAAGTGCGAAGTCGGTTAAGGAATACAATCCGCCACGAGGTGGCAGGTCAGGCATTAAGAGAAATCGGTCGGTCAGCAAGGATACTGCCCGGATAAATTCTTATCGTGGGCGTGACAGGGCTTTTATCCTGAGATTTATAAACGATGGAACAGAAGGCAGACATGCTTTTAAAAAGTCCAGGAGTAAAAACAATCGTACTGCCTATAGGGGAGCGATAGCGGCTAGGAACTTTTTTGGTGTGGCTGAAGAATCGATGAGGCGTGCGTCTGAAAGGATTTCCGACAGGGTGGTGCGATTAATTACAGAAGTAAGCGAAGGAAAATGAGCATATTGATAAGTAAACATATAGTTAAACAGTTAAGTGCAGATCCGGAAATTGTAAAAAGTGTAGGTGATCGGATCTACCCGATAGTTATCCCGGAAGGCTCCAATTATCCGTTTATCATGTTTGAGGACTACGGTTCAGGACCGGAAACAACGAAAGATGGTACATGCGAAGACAATGCGAGCTGCAATATTGCCATAGTAGCGAAAAACTACAATGAGGCGGTTACTGTGGCAAATAAGACACGTTATGTGCTGGAAGGCAAGTTAGCAAGGTACGATGACTTCGAAGTGACAGAGTGTAATTTGGAATCATGGAGTAAAAACTATGATGCAGACTTACCGGCATACGTGGTAAGACTGACTTTGAATTTTAAAACGATTGATTTTTAACGATAAATTGATAGTAATATGGCAAAAGCAAAAGTATTGAATGGTAAGGATTTTATGATCTTCATGGGTGGTAAGGCTACAGCGTTGAGCACCAGCCATAAACTAACCTTATCAGCCGAAACGTCCGATGCGGCTAGCAAGGATGATGGTATGTGGGATGAGAGTGTGGTTACAAAAATGTCATGGGAGGCATCGACAGAAGCATTGGTTAGTGCAGATCCCGAAGTAGAGAGTTTTGATACGATGTATGATAAGTTTATTGCCGGTGAACCTGTGGATGTTGTATTGGGTATCCCCGCCAATCTGAGCAATGATGGGGTCCCGGAACAAGGATGGAGTTCTCCTGCCACCAAGCAGAGCCAAATATACTATTCGGGCAAGGCATTGATTACTACGTTGGAACGCACGGATGCCAAGGGAAGTAATTCTTCCATGACGGTTAGTCTTAGAGGGCAGGGAAAACTTGATAAGAAAACCGGAGCAGGAGGTTATGCTTTAAAATCGCCCGTGGTCCCATCAGTTCAGGAAAAGGTTAACGAAAAGGAAGTTGAATGATGAGAACAGTGACTATCAAAGGTGTAGAGTATAACTTAAGATATACTCTACGCGCTTTATTTATCTACGAAGAGCTGAAGGGAGAGCCGTATTCTGGTGATAAAGCTATAAACAGCTATATTCTACTCTTTACAATGCTAATTGCAAATAATAAGGGCTTTTCTTTAAATTTTGAAGATATAATTGATGCATGTGATAGCGATCCTTCCATTTTTCAAGAGTTCGTTTCTGTATTAGAAGAAGAAAACGAGCGCGTGAGAAGGATGGCTGAATATAAGCCGGATAAAAAAAAAGTAAAGAGGAAGAAACAGGGGTAAGTATTATAAGGCTTTATGAAGAAGTAGTCGGAAGAGGTGGGGTATCCCCTGAATACTTTTTTGACAATATGACCTTGAATGAGTGCGCGGTATTCATAAGAGGTATGTTTCGGAAGGAGCAAGAAGCGTGGGAGCGAACGCGAATGTTGATGTACGCTGTTGTGCAGGTAAATTCGAGAGACCATCTTACACCTAAAACTCTTCTTCCATTCCCATGGGATATAGAAGAAGAGCCGGAAGAAATTAATGAGAGTGAATTGAATGAATTAAGGGAAAGAGCAAAAACTATGGAATATGGCAAGTGATGCGATTGTAAGGTTGTTACTAAATATCTCCGATTTTGACAAGAATATAAAAAAAGCAAAAGGAGAGATAGGGACCTTTGAAAAAGGTATAACTGCTATGGCTGGGAAGATAGGGTCCGCATTGAGTGGATTTGCTGCTTTTGCCGGGATATCAGTTGCAATTGGGGATGCTGTCAAGGCGTCAATGGAGTTTGAAAAATCGTTATCATCATTGCGCTCATTAACAGGAGTAACAGCACAAGAACTTACGTTTTTTAAAGATGAGGCTATTCGGTTGGGCAGTTCGACTACACAAACAGCGTCTCAAGTAGTGGACGCGTTTAAATTGATAGGCTCTCAGATGCCGGAACTGCTGAAGAATAAGGAAGCATTATCTTCTGTGACAGAAAGTGCTATCGTGCTGGCTGAGGCTGCTGAGATAGACGTGCCTGATGCTGCCAAGGCGTTAACAGGAGCATTAAATCAGATGGGGGCGTCTTCTAGCCAGGCCTCTGAATATATCAATATATTGGCTGCTGCTTCGCAACAGGGTTCCGCTGATATACCTTACTTAAACAGAGCAATAGAAAATGCAGGAGGTGCCGCATCTTCCGTGGGAATACAATTCAACGAGCTGGTAGCAGCAATCGAAGCGATTGCTCCCAAAATAACAGATGCAGGAAGTGCGGGGACTAATTTAAGGAATATATTTCTGACATTGGAAAGTAGTACAGAGATGAACTTACGGCCTTCGGTAGTCGGGTTATCTAATGCTTTGGAAAATCTTTCTGCTAAACAGTTGGATGCTACTGAATTGACGAAGATGTTTGGTAAGGAGAGTGTAACCGCAGCATTGGCTTTGGTCTCGGAAAAAGATAAGTTCATGGAGCTGGCAAGTGGGATAACAGATACCAATACTGCGCTAGAGCAACAAAGGATAAATAATGACAATCTAGCGGGATCTGTTGCAGCATTGCAGTCAGCATGGGAAGGCTTTATCCTAACGATGAATGATTCTTCAGGTACCTTGAAAACAGTGGTAGATTATCTGACAAAAATAGTAGAAGGTGCGCGAGCTGCGTTTTCTTCGCTGCAAGCATTGGATGAGGAAAGCTATAAGAGTGGGCAAAAAGCATTTAGAACTGAAAAAGTGCAAAATGCGATTGATGATATAAACGAATTGGAGAAAGGGGGAATGAGTAGAAAGGATGCGTTGGATTGGGAAGAAAGTTTGGTTAAGAATCTGTATAAGAGGGCAGAATCGTTAGAAGAAAAAAAACAAGCCTATGAAGAAGCTATGTCGATGTATGATGAGACGGGGGATAGTCGGGATAAACAGGCATACGAGCAGTCAAAAGAGGTATATATGTTAGCTAGGAATGAAAAGCAGATACGCGATGAAATTTTGGATTATATTGAAAAAGAGAGACAGAAATTAGAAGGGGTTAACAATGTTCAGAAGTCGCTAAATAAAGAAACGGCTACAGGTGCCAAGAAAAAGGAAAAACCGACTGAGTTACAATTGGCTTCATTCAACGCGGAGAACTGGGCGAATGAAGAGGCCAAAGGCTTGCACAATGCCTTACGGAAGAAGATAGAGTCAGGAGAGAAGATAAAAATTGTTCCCATCGAGGTTGATTTGGACAAGATAGATATTGTAGACGAAATACAGGACCCTTTAAAGGACTCTCAGATTAAAAAAGCGGAAGAATATACTAAAACCATTCAGGGAATAGGATATGCAATGGAAGGTGTTAACTCTATAGCTCAGGCATCAGGCAATCAGACAGTTGGTTTTATTACGGAAACCTTTTCATCTATAGCGCAGATGATTATTTCTTTGAATTCGTTGGCTGTGGCCAACGGTGTGGCAAATGCAGCTGCATTACCTTTTCCGGCTAATTTGGCAGCGATAGCTACGGTCGTTAGTACAATTGCCGGGATTTTTAGTTCGCTTCCCAAATTCGCGGATGGTGGTATTATTGGAGGCTCTTCTTTCTTTGGAGACAAGATGATTGCTCGCGTTAACAGTGGAGAGATGATACTGAATCAATCTCAGCAAGGGAGATTGTTCCAAATGATTAACAGCGGTAATTCGGGTGGAAATGTAAAGGTAGATGGAGAGATCAAGGTGCGAGGGAAGGCTATGTATATAGCTATTCGGAATTACATGAAATCAGAGAACGTAAAATGGTAATATGGGACAGAGATACACAATACATTTTAAAGACTTTCGCAACAATTCTTATGAGGTAAGAATATATATAGATGGATATTCCGGCACTGTATCAGAGTTGCGTGGTGCGCCATCTACTTTTGTCGTGACGGGGGATGATGAAGGTTTTATTTACCAACCTGTCCGCACGTCAACCGCTACTATTAATATTCTTGACAAGAATTTGTTACTGGATCTGTTTAGCGTAAATAGTCAGTATGCTTCGGTAAAGTTATATAAGAATGGCGTGTTAACATGGACAGGATATATCACTCCGGAACAGTTTACACAACCCTATCTGCCAACCATTGACAACATAAGCGTTGACTGCGTCAGTGCCATAGCCACACTTGAAAACATTAAGTATGAGCAGCAGACAGAATCGGGATTCATTACCGCAATGGAGTTGCTAAGATACCTTATATCTTCCGCCCATGGTGGCTATGAGTCCGTATATATCCCTTATGTGTACGCGTCTTCCTCCGCTGCTTACTCTTCGGGTGAGAACGTATTGGATAAACTCAGATTCGCGGAAGAGAACTTTACCTCAGACGAATTGATGCTGGATGAAGTATTGACCTACCTCATGCAGTTCTTTTCGTGGACGCTGTATGATTACGAAGGCAGCCTGTATATCATCGATGCGGACTATACCGGTCAGTATCGCAAGTATAATGAGGCATTGGCATCTTATACAATGGTCTCGGTGAATGATGCCACATTGCAGGATATCGGCTTCGCCGGCAACGACAACACCATTGACGTCTTACCGGGCTATAACAAGGTGACGGTCAAGGCCGTCAACAATGTGTTTGAAGACTTGGTGGTTAATGAGGATTACGACGACCTGGAATGGGCGGGCGGCTCGAGTTACAGCGATAAGGATAAGTATGACATCAAGAGGTTTCTGAAACCGAAGGGATGGAAAATGTATTACTACGATCAGAACCGCCACGAAACCATACTGAGTACTAATATTAACGATAACATATTCGGGGCTGTCCTGATGAAGGAAGCGTTGTTCACCGGTGGTGGAGACCCGCCGGGGGATTATAATTGGGCTGACAGCATTCAGATGCGGTCTGCTACGGTAGATGGCGTGATGGTTTTTGACGAATACCAGAAGGAAACCCTGCCTGCCTTTACGATGAGGGGTCCTAATGCGGTCTGGAAGGACGGTGCCATCGGCATATCGGGAAGCATGCGTTTTCCGTCCGACAGCCGCATGAACTATATCTATGACGGTGATATGAATATCTCTGCCAATATCCCTTACGCATGCTCTCTTAAGATCGGGGATAAGTATTGGAACGGCAGTGGATGGCAATCCTCATTTGTCCGGTTTGAAATCGTTTTCGAAACGGACAATATCAAGAACTGGGCGAATGTAAAGAGCACGAAAACGCCCGATATGCCATATAGCGGACTGTCCGGGCACATCATCACTCTTCCATCGGACGTACCGATTATCGGAGAATTGGAATTCACGATGTACTGTCGCAGGCAGAGGGTCGCTCAGGAGGTCGGTTTTGTCGCATACGGTGCTATTTTGAAGGACTTCCGATTTGACTACAAGAAGAAAGACGGAATCATTGATGAAGGCGAAGACGGTGACCGCTTGTATGAGAATGTGGTCAACGATAAGTTCATGTCCGAACTTGACGAAGTTGAGTTCGGCATAAGCTCTTATAATGCGGACGGGGCTTCCTATAGCAAGGCATTGTTGGAAAATGACTTCTTAACGGATAACCTGTATTCCGTCATCGAGGATAAACTTGTCAGACCCGAAGAAGCCTTCATCCGAAGGGTGATCAACCGCTATAAGGCAACCCAAATCAAGTTAACGCAGGTAATAAAAAACGATGGTTCTATCCATCCGTTTACCCGGTTGTATGACAAATCAGCGGTTAATAAGAGATTCATGCTGCTAAGCGGTGTATGGGACTATGAGCGGAATAATATTCAATTATCGATGATAGAAAATGGGAATTAAGTCAGAAATAAGAATAACAAACAGAATCGTTCCGAGAGAACGTGACGGAAAGTGCGTGTCAAGGACGGTTACGGTTACTTCAGGCGGAGGTAGCAGTGATATAGAAGAATTGTCCGATTGGTTTCTGTCTTCCGTGTCAGATGACGAAGCGAAGGGAGTGATTAATTTCCTCAAGGGAATTAAGATTAGCGGGCATGATTTAAAGCGTATCTTGGGAACAGAGGCGGAAGATGAGGATATTACAGACGATGACATCCTTACAGGGCTGTTTGTTCTTGACCATTTCATTAGGAAGGACAAGCCCGACACTGCCGGTGAGTTCATAACATTTTTGAAAGGATGGTACGGAGGAAATTTTCAGCAAGGATCTACAGGAGCGGGGTTATGGCAGGATGAGCAGGGTGCATGGCATTTGGAGCTTGATTATGCCCATTTCCGCAGGAAGCTGACAGCCGAAGAAATAGAAGTGCAGAAAACCACCCATATCGGTGGCAAACTGATGGAGACCGCTGCCGGAATGTCCTGTATCAAAGTGGAAGATCTGGGAGATTACTGGCGATGCTACATGCGGACTAAGGATGCGGAAGGAAGGATCATATACAATCAGTTTAAGGTGAAGGACCAGGCTTTGGCTGAGACGTTTAACCTTCAAAAACAATCGGACGGGACGCTTGGTAATCACTTCTTATGGCGATTGGTGGTTGCTGTAGGTACGGATTATATCGACTTGTCGAAGGATATATGTGCCGCTGAAAGTGATGCTCCTTTGGTCGGTGATGATATTGTGCAGTTAGGTTACCAAGGTACGGATGATCCGAACAGGCAGAACGCGCAGATATTGGCAGGTGCCGGTGAAGGCTCACCGTATATCAAGCAATATGTAGGCATTAACAGTTTTGTTTTGCCGGAAGAGTATACAAGGATTAAGCCTGGAGATAACCTCTTAACCGGGCGCATGAATTTACAACCGGGCTCCACCGGTTCCGCCAATCTGACCGACCTTCCCGATGAGATATATAATGCCGTGCAGATAGGTAATGAAAATCTCTTATTAAATTCAGGGTTTACGGGTGATTATGATAGCATTGATATATCAGAATCAACACAAATGCAGGCAGACACAGAAGTTTATTCGCCAAAAATAAAGTACTGGGAAGGGGATGCGAATATCGTAGAAGACAGTGAAGCCGTGTCCGGTTACAGAGCAGATATCGGTTACTTGTCGCAAGAGGTTAACCTTATGTTGGAGGAGCAGTATGTGATAAGTTTAAGAGCCAAGGGTACATCTCTTACTGTCGGATATGGGGATTATAATTCTACAGAGTCTCTTGACGATACATATAAGAAATATGTGTATAAATTCACCTGTCGGTCATTAGGCGTTTTTTTTATTTCCGGCAAAGCATCAGTGTGCGATATTAAGCTGGAAAGAGGTACCATTCCGACCGATTGGTGTCCATCACGATTGGATACCGATAAATCGGCAGACAGATTCAAATACCTGCAATACATACAGGATGCAATCAAAGATGGTTCTGTAGACATTCTTGGTGGTTTGATTTTGGCTAACATGATACAGCTTGGGAACTACAAGAACGGAAAGCTTCAAAAAGTAACCGCAGGTATTTCAGGTATCTATAATGACGATGACGATGTGGCATTTTGGGCGGGTGGAACATTACAGCAAGCTATGCGTACAATAGCCCGATTAAAATCCAATCCTGATTACAGTCCCTCTGATTCTGAGTGGGGTAATCTTGCCAAGTTTATAGCAACTCATGGTGGTGATATCTTTTTAAAAGGGTACATATACGCTGTCGGAGGATTATTCAGGGGGCGTGTAGAAACTGCTATTGATGGTAAGAGGATTGTGATAGATCCGGTAAGTAAGACTTTGAAAATGTTCACGGCAGAAGGAAATGAGACAGTGACGATGAGGTTTGACAGGTCGGAAGAAGGTTATGAATATGGAGATATTATTTTAAAAAAATACAGCAGCAATAATGAAGAATTACTGAAAACCACAGTATATCCGGAACGAATTAGAATTGAGAATAAGGTTGAAAAAACAGACATCCTTATTGCACCTGAGAACGTAACGGTTATAGGTGGGAATGGTGAGGTAATGAGGGTTGGAATGAAAGCGGTTTATTCCGATATATCATCCAGACATTATATATCTGACATTTTTTCAAGTAATTGGCCTACTTCTGAGGACAGCGTGGAAACGGGAGGTGTATATATGACATCAATCCCTATTGGTGATTCAATCATAAGTGGAGTGTTAAGAGTAAAAAAATAATATATGAATTTAAATACGATACTGAATTCGGGAAAATTTCGGGATATAGCTGCTCGTTTGAATGAGAATTTCAGCAAAATCTCTACCGCCATAGATAGTGTGAGTCTGTCGGCGACAAAAAATAAAGGGCTATTCCCAACTGTTGAGGAATTGAAGTCCAAGTACCCAAATCCATCCCCCGGAGATTGGGCGGTGGTTGGTGATTCTATCCCTGGGAAGATATACCGTTGTGAAACAGCCGGTTCGTGGATGGATACCGGGAAGACAGGCGGTGGAGGTAATGTTGATTTAGCCGGATATGCAAAAAAAACAGACCTTGCCGGACTGGAGAGCAGTTCGGAAAAAATTAATCAGATTGGGGAAAAATTGGCGGGGGACTCAGGTTGGTTTAATGTCCCAATATCTTTATCGATAGGTAGTATTGGCTCCGGAACTTCTATTAACCCGTCAGCAAAAAACAGGCTATCATCACAATTCATTTCTATCGAAGGGAATCGGACCTATCAGTTCAGATGCAATGACGGATATCAGTACTTTATCGGCGGAATTGATGCTTTGGTAAAATATGAAGATATAACAGATTGGATGAGTGGCACAAATACTGTAACCATCCCTGCTAAAATTACAGATTTTGCCGTATCCTTGAAAAAAACATCCTCGCAATATGTGCTGGTAGAAATGGATTTGGGTGAAATCATTAATGGCTCTACTGATATGTCAGGCAATCTAACCTCTTCCGATACTAGAATTATAACGAAGAATATGATTCGGATAGAGCCTAAGAAAAATTATACCTTACGTATAAATCCCGGGTATAATTATTCTTTGATAGGATATGGTGAAAATGGACAATTGGTCAATGATTATGGTTGGTCCGACAAAAACATTACTGATTGGTGGAGCGTAAATTTTTTTAGGATAGCATTCAGGCGAACCGATGATGGTGCTATATCCCCCGATGATTTCGCTAAAGTTGGTTTCTCTATGTCGTATGAAGGAGCGTCCGGCACGGAAGAAGACTTTTCCGAATCAGATATACCATTAACCGGAATGACGATATATCAAGACGGACAGAGATATTCTCCGGCAGCACCTTATAAGTCTGTGAATATGAATGATTCGGTATATCTCCCTAACGACAAGTGGGTCAGAGGTACGCTTCAATCGGACGGTTCTGTCAGTACTCCGAGTAGTATTCGATTGGTAACTAAGGATATGATAGATATCAGCAATTATAGTATTGTGAGGCTGAAAACGGATTCTCGTTTCAAGGCATACCTGATGGGGTACACTTCTTCCGGTACGGTAGTCGGGACTGTGCTTGACGATACATCGGAAGGTGTTTACCGGAGAGAGCCAAATGTGCATTATATCCGTATATCCTTACGCCGCAATGATGGCAATGAAGAAATGCCACCTTGGGAGTTAGGACCATCCATTATTGAGTTATCATTTGAAGAAGGTACATTAACCGGCAGTAATGATGTGATTCTGAATAACAAGGATAAGGAATCTGCCGTAATCGCTGCATCCATATATTATAATTATAATGGGGATAGATTCGATAACGACACTTCTCAGGTAAATTTTTTCGAATTTGCATTCATAGCAGATACCCATGGGCATGATTCGGCTGTTAGCCGTTTTTTGCGATACAGCCAAAGGTTTGGCTGCATTGATTGCGCCATCCATGGAGGGGATATTGTCAATAAGAGTGTATTAAGTGATTATAATTGGTTCAACCGTTTACAGGAGGACTTTAAGAAACCTTTTCTTGTTGCTCTGGGCAATCATGATCAGTCAAATGCCAACTCTTTACCAACGATTTCTCAGTTATATGACCGGTTTTACAAGCCTTATGTTAAAAAAAACGGAATTGTAATTCAGTCCGGTAAAACTTATTTTTATCGGGATTTTTCGGAATATAAGGTTCGGGTAATTGTACTTAACGCTTGCGAGATACCATCCGATTCCGTTAAGTCCAGCAATAATGGAGCAGATTACTATAAGACTTGCTGTTCTCAGGAACAAGTAAACTTTTTAATCAGTGCGTTAAAAGTTGAAAATGAATGGCATGTAGTTATCGTGACACATTATTTTAACACCTTGGTCAGATTTGAAGAAAATCCATTTACAACCGAATATTGGTATGGTAAAACTTTTGATTACACATTTCCCAATGGGCAGTCAGGCGATGTCGTTTTGGATATCCTTACTGCTTACAAGAACAAGACTGCAATTAATGAAACTTATACATATACTGTTGATAATTGGCAATCCGTATTAGGAAGTGTGACAGTTGACATAGATTTCGCCACATACAATGGAACATTGGTTGGCGCATTCGTTGGTCACCAGCATTGTGATACATTCGGGTACCTGAATGGGATACCCGTAATAGCTGTGGCATCGGGAACGACTGATTTGGCGGCAGCCTTTGAATCGGATACTCCACGTATCAACGGAACGAAAACAGAGGATTCATTCAATATTATAGCAATTGATACTGTCAATAAAAAAATAAAGATGGTAAAAATAGGTGCTGATATGACATATAGTATGAATGAGAGAAAATATGTGGCTATCAATTACTAATTTAAATTTATAATATTATGACACTGACTATTATTTCTTTGGTTTTGCTTACCGCATACATAATGTATGCGGTAAAAGTATGTGGAATACCTTACTCTGTCTCCGACACTTACTATCAGTTGGAGAAGCGTAATTATCCTAAATGGCTGTTTCAATTTGCCATGATTGTTCCGTCGATGTTATTGCTTCCGGCATGGTTGGGCTGCTCACCCGAACCGATTCAATTCCTCACTTTCCTATCATGTGGAGGTTTGATGTTTGTAGGGGCAGCTCCCTGTTTCAGATTGGAATTAGATGGCAAGATACATTATACCGCTACTGTCGTATGTGGATTATCTGCCATGCTATGGACTTGCATTGTAGGATTTTGGTATATCCCGCTTTTTTGTTTCATCGTGGCCGGATATATGATATATAGATTTGATAAGCCGGTGTTTTGGATTGAGATAGCTGCATTTGTAAGCACTTATATATCCATATTGGCAGAATGTTTATAGTGTAAAAAATTCCCTGCATACCTTCTCAGGCTGGCAGGGAATAAAGATTAGCTTTCTCGTCCGGTTAACAAGGTTTTGCAAATATAACATTAAAAATTAATCCGACAAATGATTAGTGCAATAGTTAGAGATGGCATCGATAAGAGCGTAGCCGGAGGATTGGCAGGAATAGCTACCGCATTCGTTCAGGAAAGCATAGAACACATGATTCCGTGGCTGATAGTGTCTGCTGCCGTGATTATATGTGATTTAGCCTGCGGGCTGAGAAAGAGTATCATAATGGGCGAACAGGTCCGGTTCAGTCGGGCGGTAAGGCGAACCATGGGCAAGATGGTTACATACTTCAGCTTCGTTTTTATGGTGGTGATGATAAACAAGGCATCGGGCAGCCGTTACGACATCGATATGTATTCCTGCCTGATGGTATGTTTTTTGGAAATGTGCTCGATTATCAGCAACATACTTAAGCCGAAGGGAATCGAGCTGAATATTGTCGAAGCGTTCAGGCTGATTTTCGGCAAGACATTAAAAGTCGACAAAGAAGATATTAAAGAAGTAATTAAGGAGGAAAAGAAATGAAGTTTTTTACAATTGCGGAGCTGTGCAAGTCCACGACTGCCGACCGCTTGGGTATCAACAACAGATGCAGACAGGAGCATGTAATAGCTCTTACTGCCTTGGTGGATAACGTACTGGACCCATTACGCACATGGTGGGGAAAGCCTATAACAGTAAACAGCGGTTATCGCTCTCCGGAGCTGAATAAAGCTGTCAAGGGAAGCAAGTCCTCTCAGCACATGAAGGGTGAAGCAGCCGATATCGATACGGGAGACAGACAACAGAATAAGTTGTTGTTTGAATATATCCGCAAGAACCTGCCTTATGACCAGTTGATTGATGAGAGCAACTTCGCATGGGTACATGTAAGCTTTAGGGCAGATGGTAAGAATCGGAAACAGGTATTAAGTTTATAAATCTACAATTATGGCATTAAAGGATATAACCGGCAATTTTGCAGCATCCGGCTCCAATCAGGAGTATAAGTTTCAGCCTGCTGCGTCTACATTTGGTTTGCAATTGGTATTCGATACACATCCGTCCAAGGTGGTATTGTATCAGAGTTTGGACGGTGAGAGTTGGGTGGCGTTTGAAGTCGATTACGGTGTCGGGTCGATTTGGCAGAAGAACATCGAAGGTGTATTGGGTGAGCAGCATATCAAGATTCAGTGCAATGTTAAGCCTGTCAAGGCATTAATTTTGGAGTGATATGAAGGTTAACACAATATCTTTAAATTCGGTGCGGTTGAATACAATCGCACTGAATCACATTGGCGAAATCCGTTCGGGTGGCGGTGGTTCCAAGCCTTCCCCTATCCCTCAATGGATAAGGGAGCATATCTCATTCTATTATGACATGAGCAAACCGATGGATGTGTATCCTGATGATTTTGGTAAATGGACTAAATCAACAGATAGTACTTTTAAGGTTACATCTACAAATATTACTATAACTAATCTGAAGGCTGAAAAAGTTAGCTCTGTGTATATAGGCAAAGGAGGTAATTTCAAAGGGATGAAAATCCGAGTTAGTGGGTTGGTTGATGGACAGGAATTATATTGGGGGTATTGGAATAATTCGCTTTTAAGGATTCCATCTAATGGGGATTATACACTATCTCCTATAGAGCAGGCTGTCGATAACCTTGGGATAAGAAGTGGGAATATTGTTGGCGATTGTAATATTACGATTGAGATGCTTCCTAGCGGCAAATCTGTCCCCACCAATGAGATACTTAAGGTATCGGGGTATCTACAGGACCTGTCAGGTCGGAAAAGGAATATGAAGCTAAATAACTTTCTCTTCGACATGATGAGCGGTGTAGATGGGTATAAGAATGAGTCGTTTGAGACTGTTCCTGGAAATACTAATATAAAATGGAAGCATCTCTCTTATTACTCGATACAAGGTAAGCCAACGCAAAAAGCTACAGACTTCGGGCTTTACAGGGTTAAAAACAATGCCAATAAATTTCTATATTTAAAATGGAACATAGAAGGGATACAAGAAGGCAATAAGGTTTATTTGGCTCAATATAATAATGAAAGCACAAGAATTGAGTTAACCAATGGTGTTAGCGATATAGCCTTGGATATGACTAATAGCGATAATCCGGGATATGGTTATGTGGTCATTATCTCCGACCAACCCTACTCCACAGACATCACCATTACTCAGATACCGGAATATCCCGGTGCATTAGTGACAGATGGTGTAGATGATTACGGATTGGTAAAGAATCTGAGCAATGGAGTGAAGATGCTGTTTATGACTATAAATACTTCTTCCCCAAATAGATATATTTACGAGCAGAGAAAAGAAAAGGACATTCTCACATTCTCTGTATTAGGTAAGCCTGGCGGTGATGATGTGGCTTATAATTGGAAAAACAACGGACATACTTATATTGATGGTGTTCTGAATAACACTATTACAAGTGCAAATCTGCTAAACAAGAAGCATATTTTGACAATTGTAAATGATGATGTAACAGTTGAGAACACAAAAACCCCAAGATATTTCGCTACTGATTTTGAAAATTATCCATCCAAACTCGCCTTCTACAACTCCATAGCCTTCGACTCCATACCAACAGAGGCAGACGGATTCACAGAGCAAGAATTAATTGATTACGTAATAACTAATATAATTGGACAATGAGATATACAATCGTTACAGTGGAATGGCTGACCCAACATGGACTGTTGGCACTTCCGACAATGCGAAGCAACGCAGATGGCACGAAAGTAGTGCTGCACGAGGAATTCGTTAACCTCTTCCCAAGGGACTCCTTCCCCACCTACAGAATGGATGACCCCGAATTCGTACAAATCATGGAATCGGAAGAATGGAATCACGAACCACAACCCTATAGCGCTGATTACATATTGGCTGCATCCGCACAAAACATGGTGGAATCCGCCAAAAAACAGATACAGACATTGAGCCTGACAGACAGTGAATCTTTAAAGGTTAAATCGCTGTATCCCGATTGGGCGGAATATATAGACGAATCCTTATCCAAGGGAATGAAGGTTAATTACAAGGAACACCTGTATAAGGTCCGGCAAGATATCCCTATGGTTTTGGAAAGCCAATATCCCGGCATGGCTACGGCAGCACTCTACGAAGTGGTTGTAGAGACCGCATCAGGCACCAAGGATGACCCTATACCCTATACACCTCCTATGGAGATATTCGAGGGCAAGTACTATACTCAGAATGACGTATTGTATATCTGCACAAGGGACAGCGGTCAGGCATTGACCCATGACTTAAGCAGCTTGGTAGGGTTGTATGTTAATGTTGCAAACTAAAACCAAATTGAAATGAAATGGCTTCCTTACATATTACTGATTGTACTCGCTTTCGGTTTAGGATGGTTTGCAAAGCCATCCCCCGAAGCAGTTATAGAGGCAAGAACGGATACGGTATTCAGTTCAAGCCTTGTGGTAAGAAGGGATACGGTTCCCTACTACCTTCCTACTCCTTTGATTTGCTGGCACACAGGCGATACTATCCATGTAGGTGATACGGTGCTCCCTGTCGAGCAGAAGATATACCGGGACAGTAACTATACGGCTTATGTCAGTGGTTATAACCCGAACTTGGACAGTTTGAAGGTATATCCTAAGACTGTCACGGTCACTAATGATATCCATCATGTGATGAAAATTAAACCTCGTAGATGGGGTATGTCAATCACTGCCGGCTATGGATTTGGCAAGGATGGGCTATCACCGGCTGTCGTGGTTGGATTAAGTTATAGAATTTGGTAAAACGTATAATATGGACGATATTCAGATTTTCAAGAATGAGGTCTTTGGCGAAGTGAGAGTAGCCGGGACGAATGAAGAGCCTTTGTTTTGCGCAAAGGACGTAGCAACTGCATTGGGGTATTCCGATACAGCTGATGCAATACAAAGACATTGCAAATCAGGCAAAAAGGTGTTTTGCCCACACAAAAACGGAATGGGTGGAACTAATATGGTATATATTCCGGAAAAGGATGTATATAGGTTAATAATGAGAAGCAATCTTCCTAATGCCGAACAGTTCCAGGATTGGGTATGCGATGAAGTCCTGCCTTCTATCCGCAAACATGGCGGTTATCTTACGCCCGACAAGATAGAAGAGGTATTGAGCAATCCGGATACCATTATACGTTTGGCGATGCAACTCAAGGATGAACGATCCAAGAGAAGGGATGCAGAGCAGCATATAGCCATCCTGACTCACACGAACAAAACCTATACGGCTACGGAGGTCGCAAAAGAAATAGGTATGCGTTCGGCTGCTGAGTTGAACAGATGGCTTGAGAGCGAGAAAGTACAGTATAAGGTAAACGGAACATGGGTTCCTTGTGCCGGTTATGCGAATTTGGCGTGGTTTGAAATCAAGCAGGAAGAGCTGGACAGTGGACGTATAATTTATCATAGGAAGATAACCGGTATTGGCCGTGACGGAATCATTAATCTTTATCAGAAGGGAGGGTGAAATGGAATAGGACATCATATCGGGAATTATTCTCGCAATACTACGAGTAGAAGCGTAGTAGACAAAAGCAGTTCTTTTACGGCTTAGAATGAAAAGAAAGCCGTCCTCCTTAATGATTGACAGTCGACAGGAGATGAACACCCAAGGCATTGTTTACGGCTTTCTTAAGTTGTAACAAGGTTTTGGGTGTTTTGTTTTCCAATTTTTAAAAAAAGTATCGATGAGAATAGAGGAATTATATCAGGATATCATAATTACGGTATGTAATGTTACAGGTATTGATGAGGCTGACATATTGCATAGCAACCGCGAAGAGTGTGCCGATGCCCGATACCTCCTTGTAATGGCGTTATCCAAGATGATGACCGATGAGGAGATTGGCAGGGTCATACACAGGACCAGGCAGGGTGTATCTTTTATCCGCTCCAACAGGGCAAAATTAAGCAAGTGGATTGTGGCAAGCAATTGGCAAGTAATCAGCAAGTATATCGCAAGCAAGTATTTCATTTGCCGATGATTTATGGCTTTCTTTGCATGTAGCCCAATGAAGGGCTGCAATACAAAATACAAGTTATATGGAAGCAGAAGTAAAACAAGTAATTAAGGAAAAGGAGTATGTCCATGGCGAAGATCGTAAGGAATATGCTTCTAAGGGCGTGGGTAACGCAGCATTGACTACCGGTATTATCGGTACGGCTCTGGGTGCAGCCGCATTATGGGGTCGCGGAGGCCGCATTTTTGGTGGTGGTGGCGGTATGCCTGAGAACGTAAACATCAATACGGTCAGCGATGCCATTGCCGGACGTTCGGGTGTGGCTCCTACGGCATTCCAGGCGTGGGAGAAGGGATGTGAGGAAGCTTTGAATTTGACCAATACCATTTGGGGGCTTAAAGTCAACACTCAGGAACAGATGTACGCACATCGCGAGATAGACATTAACGAGAAATGGCAGCTCTACAAGTCACAGGTAGACGGTGACTTCGGAAATTACAAGGTTTCCCGTGATCTGTACGATAACATGAATGACAAGCTGAACACAGCTGCATTCGGCCTGTACAAGGGACAGCGTGACCTTTACGACACACTCAATGAGCGTTACTCCGCCAAGTTCTGTGAGCTGGACAAGAAGGTATACGGAATGGAAGTTGCCAACCTGTACCAGAACAAGATCATTCAAATGGGTATGGATAGTGTCCTGAAGGAAAGCATGTGCTATACGGACCGCAAGACATGCCGTGCAATCTATGGTGTGGTGGGTTTGCCTTCAACCCCGACAGTCAGCGTACTGGAAGGGGCGAACCCTTACGGATGCAACTGCCGCCCGCAGTCAACCGCACCAAGCGCGTAAGACGTAAGAAACGTTAGTGGTAAGTCCCTTCGGGGGCATACCACTTTCTTTATTAACCACTGACAAAAAAATAATGAATATGTTTGAAAATGACCCTCTACTTACATCCGGGCGTAACCTGGAACAGTTGGCGCAGGAAAACGAGATGTACCAGCAGAAGTTGCAGGCTTTGCAGCAGTTTCCCAAGACGCAGCCCGTACAGCATACCGCAACTCCTGTTTGGGATGAGATAGACCGTATTGTCTCATCTCTCAACGATCAGGAGCGCGGCATCCTCAGTAACAACAAGGAATATTACGATAACAGCATGGCTATACAGGAGATGGTTAATGCCGAACTGCTTCTGCTGGTCAAGGGCAGGATAGAGGCATCTGCTGAAGGTAAGGCCATATTGGAGCAGCAGCTATCATTCGTAAGGCGGACATCGAAAGCGGCCAAGGAAGAGACCGCCAGGCGTGATGCCTTGTTCCGGGAGTACGTGACGGAACATAGTGATATGACATGGCAGGAGTTTATCGACTGGAAGAATGGAAAACCTCAATCTAAATCAAAAAAATGATGGAAGCAAAGAAAAGTATAACAGAGATTAAGGACAAGATGGCTGATTCGCTGTTGTTGTGGGTTGATGATAGGATTGACACGCTGGTTGAGGCTAACCCGAAGCTGAAGGTCGCTTCGGTATACCTGAAGAGGGGTGCAAAAAACTATATCGCCAAAGAAAGAGACAACCTGAATACAATGATTGACAATGCCTCTTTGTTTTTGTGCGATGAAGACGGCAACATTGATGCGGATATGCTGTTTAACGACCTCATAGTAATGTTTCGCGAGATGGATGAGATGCCGTTCGGGAAAGGCTTTATCCGTGGAACTATAGGTAAGGGAAATATCCGCATCGCGCTTCCCGACAATCCGGTATCGAATATCCTGTTTGGCAATACAGGGGCTATCAGGATAACAGATGCCGATCTGATAGAGTTTAAGAAGATGATGGTGGAATGACATATTGAAAGCAAAAACAAACGTTTGCTGTTACAATTTGATATGCCAAAAGACTTCTTTTTGCCTGTCAAAAAGATACAAGTACTCCGATAAAACAAAACAGATTGATAATATATAATATTAACGACATGGAATATAAGGATATGATTAGGGATGCCAAGGCTAACGGTGTAGCCTCCGACAAGGCAATGTGGCAGAGCGTGGACACATTGAGTGATATGCTGTGTATTCTCAGGGATGAGCACCCGGATGAATACTGGCGGTTTATGCGCAAGCAGCACTCCATACTGTACGGCAACCACTACGACAGGAATTTTGCCGAAATGGACGTAGAGGGTATACGTTATACAGGACCGTCCGGTGAGAAGAGAACCGGTGCCCATTGGACTGCCGATCAGATAGAGGAAGCTGCAAGGGGAATGTCTTTTCCTTCGGGTACAACCAAGTGGGATAAGTATGTCGCGTTTAACTCGTTTTATGCCGATATGTGTATGGTCTGTGATGATGCTCAGATCCTCAAGGGTGCCCATAGGTTTTACTTTGCCGATGAAGATGCTCCGCAAGGCAAGATATGGGTGTATATGGCTGCAATGTATGACGCCAGGAAGTAGGTGTAGGCTACCCTAAATGTTAAAAAACGCATTTCTTGTGAATTTTCTTACTGTAATATTTTGCAGTGTGGAAATAAACGCTTATCTTTGCATCATCAAAATAACAATAAACCCGGCGGCAACGGATAAGCGGCATTAAGATTATGACACCTAATGCATATAAAGAATTAAACAAAACAGCAGAAGGCCGTAAAAATGCACATGACATTATGCTTCTCGATGTAAGAGCGAGAATGGATAGATTAATTAAAGAGGCCCCACAAGCCAACCAAGAACAAGTGTCTAATTTAATGGTAGCGGCCTTTGGGAAGATACAAGCTCTTGGAAATGGTCTCCTATTCAACTTCTTCGCTGATGATACTTTAAGTGATAAGAACTTCGTGCTATATATCAGTGATATTTTAAAAGGTAAAATGTTTTAATTGGTTATATATTAAACGCTGCGCTATCGGCATGACGGGTACGGAATATGAAATATACAGTATATATAGAAGGGTTAAGCGATAATAAAAAAATTTTAGCAAACACTATAAAAGAAGCTCGTAAAGTAGCAGTAGAAGAAGCTAAAGAAATGGCTCAAAAAAATGATTCTTACGGCGATGCTCTATATTCCATAGAGAAAGATTCTAATGTGATAAAGAGCAGCTATGTCCATTACAATAGAGATAACGATAAGTTTAGCTTTCACAAACCAATTTGGGAAAAATAAGTTTTCTGATTTGAATTAAAAAAACAAGCAATTTTAATGTTATAAAATATAAGATTATGAACTCATACAATATCTACGAAGAGAATCATTATGAAACTGTACTTTATCACGCAATTGCGCGTGACGAAGATCATGTAAGAGAACTGGCAGAAGAAGCGGGTATTAATCTTGAAGGGTTGACCATCGACTTGGAGCGTTCTAACGTTAAGGACCAGATGGGAAGACCATACAGTGCAATGATTGAAGATGCAGTTGTAAGATGATGGATGAGAGAGAACGAATCGGCAAGCGTATTGCCGAACTTAGAAAGCAAAAGGGATTATCCCAAGTGAAGTTGGCTGAGTTGGCCGGCATTGATCCGGGTCACATAGCACGAATAGAGCTTGGCAGGTATAGCACAGGTATAGATATCCTTGCAAAGATTGGGCATGCGCTAGGTTGCAGGGTTGATTTTATAGAGGATAAATAGATTGGTAAAAGTCCCCGGTTTGATGAAATCGGGGACTAAAACAGGGACTGTTTAGTAAGGGATAAGATTGAATAAAAACGCTTTGATAAATATAAATCCGCTTCACGGTACTTTAAAACAGCGTATTATGCGATAAAACGCAAAACGGGAGCTATTAATTAGTTCTCATCGGGTGTAC